GCGATATCCGCTAAAGATAGACTGTCTAATTTTCAAACCGCCTCCCCATATAGGGATTACAAAGTTGAGTTTGCAGTAGATGTGCCAGATGCTCAGGCATCGGAGGTCTTGATTCAAAATCTTTTACGTAAAAAATGTACAAAGAAAAACGAATGGTTTAATATAGAAATTACTAACGCAATTGAAGTCATTGAAGAGGCAGTCCATTATGAGTAAAACACTAGATACATTGATAGAAGATATATACGCCAAACTAGAACCTTTAACTCAGGGAGAGCCTTTAGATATTTCAGATGCAGACATTGAGATATTCGGTGAGGCTATGAAACAAGCTTTCATTGGCTGGGCTAGGCCATCTAAAAGAGATTCAAACTTTTCATTACGGATGTCCAATGTTGGTAGACCTCTGAGACAGATGTGGTACGATTCTAAAGCTGTTGAAAAAGACAGGAACATGACCCCTAGTCTTATGATTAAGTTCCTGTACGGGCATCTACTGGAAGAGGTGGTGCTGATGCTGGTGCGGTTGGCTGGGCATGAAGTAACTGATGAGCAGCAGGAAGTAACTGTGGAAGGTATTACTGGTCATATGGATTGTAAGATTGACGGTGAAGTAGTAGATGTTAAGACGGCATCCTCCTTTGCCTACAGTAAATTTAAATATGGTACTCTTGCTGAGAATGATCCCTTCGGCTACCTAAGCCAGTTAGCTGGATATGAAGCAGCATCAGGTACAAACGGTGGAGGCTTTCTAGTTATCAATAAAGAAAGTGGTGAGCTTTGTATGTTCATACCTGAAGATTTAGATAAGCCTAATATTAAAGATAGGATTGTAACAATTAAAAAGCTATTAGATTCTGATCAGCCCCCACTGAGATGCTACCCTACAGAAGCTGAAGGAGCTAAGGGAAATGAGAAGATAGCTAAGAACTGTGCCTACTGTACCCACAAGCACGACTGCTTCGCAGATAGTAATGATGGCGAAGGGCTTCGGACTTTTAAATATGCGAAAGGTTTAACTTACTTAACTAAAGTAGTTCAAGCCCCTAACGTAGAGGAAGTATTATGAATGGGCGTAGAGCTAAGAGGCTTAGGGTTGCAGCTAAAGTCATGCTTGTAGGGTGGCTGCGGGAGCAGCTATCTAAAGAAGATCGACATACCGTAACGGTGGATAACATCTTATCTAAGCTGTCTAACCAGACGCACTTCTTTATAGAAGGACGTATGACTCTGTCCCCCTACTCTTACAAGTGGGCTGCGAAACAATTAAAAAAAGCATATCTTGCTGATGGAAAATGACACTGATATCTTAATAGATTTTATAGTAGAATTAGGATTACATTTAATAGAATTCCCTGACGAGTTTGTAAGTTCTGATGTATTAGAATTTCTACATCATCTTGTGGAAACAGAACTGAGCTACAGGGCAGAGGTAGTAATACATTGAAACCTAAAATACGGAAAGGATTTCGTAAACAGCGGGTCAAAAGACCTATACAGAAAAACGTACCAGCTAACTATGATTCAATATGGGAATCGACATTACATACTGGGCTGTTGAAAGAATGGAAACATCATAGTGAAACTTTAGATTATGTAATTAAACATAAGTATCATCCCGACTTTATTAAAAAGATTGGACGTACTGTTTATTTAATTGAAGCTAAGGGTAGGTTCTGGGATTACGCAGAATACAGTAAATACATATGGATTAATAAAGCTTTGCCACGCAACTATGAACTGGTGTTCTTATTTGCAAACGCAGCAGCCCCTATGCCACAGGCTAAACGTAGGAAAGATGGTACTAAAAGAAGCCACGCTGAGTGGGCAGAAGCAAACGGATTCGTTTGGTATAGTGAAGATACACTTCCTGATGAATGGGTAGACTTAGAGTTCCGTGAAAGTGACGGGTTTAAAAATGAATTTTTTGATGGGGGTAAGGAGGTAGAATAATGTCTATTGATAATGCGACACCAGAAGAATGGTATGAAGTTGGTAAAAAGTTACGTGAAGAATCAAGGCTTGATGTCGTTAATTCTCCCGCACATTACAATCAAGGCGGGGTAGAATGCATTGAGGCCATTGAAGCAATGTTGAATCCAGAGGAATTTATAGGCTACTGCCGGGGCAACAGCATGAAGTATCGCTGGAGATTTAGAGCCAAGAATGGGGTTGAAGACCTGCGTAAAGCAGAGTGGTACGAGAAGCGTATGCTATCTACAATTATAGAAAAAGGAATTAGGTAATGAGCAACGACAAACTAGGAGTGCAAGAATATCTAGGGCTTAAAATTGATTACGATAAAGAATCAGCACTGGATGTTTTCGCAGTCGAAACATTAAAAGATAGATATTTCTGGGAGGGAGAGACACATGCTCAAGAAGCTTTTGCAAGGGCTGCTGTATACGGGTCAACTTATAAAGGGGTTACTGACTTCAATCTTGCACAGCGACTTTATACCTATGCTAGTAACATGTGGTTTATGTTTAGCACTCCTATCCTTAGTAACGGGGGAACTAGCCGTGGCCTACCTATCAGCTGCTTTCTTAATTATGTTCCTGATTCCCGGCACGGTTTATCTTCTCATTATGATGAGAATATATGGCTGGCAAGCGCAGGTGGAGGGATCGGTGGTTATTGGGGCGATGTTAGGAGTAATGGTGTGGACACTGCTAACGGTAGTAAGTCTACTGGTTCTATCCCATTCATGCATGTAGTAGATAGCCAGATGTTAGCCTTCAACCAAGGCGTAACTAGGCGTGGTAGTTACGCAGCTTATATGGATATTAACCATCCCGAGATAGAAGAGTTTATTGCCATGCGTAAAACTACTGGCGGGGATATAAATCGAAAGTGTTTAAACCTACACAACGGTGTCAACATCACTAATGAATTTCTAGATGCTGTACAAAATGACAGCGAGTGGAGATTGATAGACCCCAAAAGTAACACCGCAGTTAAAATTGTCTCGGCTAGAGACCTGTGGTTTCAGATTATAAACACCCGCGCTGAGACAGGAGAGCCTTACATAGTTAACTTAGATACTTGTAATGCTGCTCTACCTGCTCCCCAGAAAGAGATGGGACTTACTATTAATCAGAGTAACCTATGCTCGGAGATAACTCTCGCAACTAATGAGGAACGTACAGCTGTGTGCTGCTTGTCTAGTGTTAACTTAGAACACTATGATGAGTGGAGCAAGGAAGAATTGTTTATCTCTGATTTAATTACAATGCTTGATAATATTCTAGAACATTTTATATCTGCTGCTGTAGATACTTCCCACTTGGGTGGCTACACAGCTAACTATAAACGATTTAAAAGTTATGTTCGTGAAGGTATGGAGGGGTTTACGAAAGCTGCATACTCAGCCTACCGCGAGAGATCAATTGGCTTGGGTGCTATGGGTTTCCATAGTTACTTACAATCTCATGATATTGCTTTTGAAAGTATGTACGCTACCGCATTCAACCACAGGGCATTTAATTATATTAAATCTAATGCAGAAGAAGCTACGAAAGTATTAGCTAACGAGCGTGGGGAAGCCCCTGATATAAACGGTACGGGTAAACGCAACGCACACCTGCTTGCTGTTGCTCCTAATGCCTCTAGTTCTATTATCTGTGGCGGTACAAGCCCTTCAATAGAACCTCTACGTGCTAATGTATTCACGCATAAGACGTTGTCTGGAAGCTTTAGAGTACGTAATAAGTATCTAAGTAAACTCATATGCAAACTCTTCCCGAAAGATAAGAAGCAGCAGGAGCAGGTTTGGAGGGAGATAACAGATGCTGGAGGCTCAATACAAAGCTTAGATGTCTTTACAGAAGAGCAGAAAGAAATCTTTAAAACTGCTCCCGAATTGAATCAGATTTGGATTATAGAACATGCACACCAACGGCAGGACTATATTTGTCAGAGTCAAAGTGTTAATCTATTCTTTGTGCCACCTAAAGCTACAGAAGATCAGGAAGTACATAATGAATACTTACAGTACGTGAATGATGTACACTGGGCTGGAGCTAAGAAGTTAAAGTCGCTCTACTACCTGCGTTCAGATGCTGCTCGTGCTGTTGAAAATGTGAACATTAAAATCCCACGTATAGATTTAGGAACTTGTTTAAGCTGCGAAGGTTAAATTATGAGTGACTCAGATTGTAAATGCGATCCAGAATCTTGGGGGTATGTAGACCCTCAAGATATTTGTAAAGAGCCAGAGTTTGAGGACTTACATGGTACTTGTTTTAAGTGCTATCATGGACGACAATGCCACAAAGAATACTGGGAAACATTTGGTTCTTTGTACTACGAGGAAAAAGACAATGGGTAAAGGCAGTGTGCGTAGACCATTAGCTGTCACACCCACTCAGTTTAATAGTAACTGGGATAGAATATTTCAAAACAAAAGGAATCAAAATGGAACAAATAGTAAACCTAGTAAGCCAGTGGAGTCGGGAAAAAAAGATAGTAAGTAACTCTACGCCAACAGTTCAGCTAGGTAAGTTAGTATCTGAGATGGGTGAGCTGGCTGATAATATAATTAAAGGTCGCTCCGTAAAAGATGATATAGGTGATTGTATTGTTGTTCTAAATACAATAGCCTTGATGAACAACACAACATTAGAAGAATGTCTAGCTGTAGCTTATGACGATATTAAAGATCGTAAAGGTTACATGAATGAGCTAGGGGTATTTATAAAAGAAGGAGATAACAAATGAGCTTACTTAGTACTAGAGATTACTACAAACCTTTCGACTATCCGTGGATGTTTGATTACTACTCACAGCAGAACCAGATGCATTGGTTCCCTGAAGATGTCCCCTTGCATAATGATGTTAAAGATTGGCAAGACATGAATTCTGAAGAAAAGAATCTACTAACTCAAATATTTAGATTATTTACTCAGTCAGATGTAGATGTAGGCAGTGGTTATGTGGATCGTTACATGCGTATTTTTAAGAAGCCTGAAGCTCGGATGATGATGGGTTCTTTTGCTAACATGGAATCTATTCATCAGCATGCATACAGCAAAAAAATCCTGGTTTCCAAGTTTTGTATGACGTTTTTAAA